AACTTCACACCGCCACCTGTTTCTGTATCTCTGACGGTCAGGGGCAAAGCAGTAAAGGTAAATACCGTCTGGTGTACCGGCCCGACTCCGTATTCGGCTACACTAACGGTAGTGCCGTTTTTAGCACCGATCCCTGCGAGTGTTTTAAACTCTTTCTTGGCGGTTATAATACCCGATGAACTCTGTGATAAACTCGTTAAATTCTGCATATCTTCTCCTAAGTCGAAATGGGGGGACTTGCCGGGACTTCTCCCGCAGTTTCCTGCATCCCCTGAGACTCGTCGTCTGTTGTTTCAGACCTCGGCTTATCTCTTGGCTTTAATGTGTTGTGGTATCGCTTCTTGAAAAATGTAACGCTTTTCTCAAGAGCCTCAATCTTCCCGTCACGAACCCTTATCGCTTCCTCTAATCGAGAGCGCAGGGTTTGTATCTCAGCATCTCTCTGTTGCAACGACCCCTTCATTCTTTTCATCAGATAGTCGTTGTTGTCGATACGCTGTCCCTCGTATTCAATCATAAAACATCTCCTTTCTGGTAAACCTCGCCCCCATGTTCAGGGTTTTGTACCCTTGAAATGGCTTTCTGACCCTCATAAATATCAATCTCTATAAGGTTCATAAGTTCCTCAATCGCTTCTTGTTGAGCTTTTAGAACCGTAAACTTCATTTGTTCGTCCGGCCTTAAACCACATATATTCTGCCAGAGCATTTGCTTGGAAAGAGCGATAACGCTGGTAAAATAAGGGTTATCATCCAGGTATCTCTTGAATTGCTCCGCGTCACTGCCTCTGTTGATTATCTCCTGCTCTGTCATTCTTTCCTTTCTCGGCCTGATAAGCCTTCGTCAATGCGTCAACGAGTTTCGCCCTTTGGTCAACCTTCTTGCCCTGCATATCCATTGCGTGTTTCTCTCTCGCAATAGCCAATTCCTGCATGGCTCCCTGGTTGTTGTTCTGCTGTTCAGCCATCTTTGTTTTGGCGGTGAGAATATCCCTCGCCTGTGGTATCCCAGCAACTTGTCCTCGTTGATCTGGTTGAATTTCAAGTTTAGACAATATCTGCATTTGCTCGTTTCTTGTAAGTAGCGGATATAACTTGTCGATCTGTACAAATTCGCGCCAATCCTCTTTCGGAGGCTGTTTGCGGGCTTCTTCAATCTTCTGTTGCATTTCCTCTACGCTGAACATGGCGTTTTCCATATTCAATCCAAGGAGTGCGTATTTCTTATCCACAGCGTTTTTCAGTTTAATAGGATCAGTCATACCTAATTTCATTCCTACCTGAGTTGCGAACTGTAAAAACAAATCGACCTGTTGCGCCATTTGCAACTTCTCGGCAGGGCTTACACCGATGTCTATTTCAATATCGAACTTCCCTTCTAGGTCTTCCTTGTTGACGGTAATCTGCGTCCCAAGGATTTTAACCGGATCATCTGAAGGCCACTTCTGGTTGATGAAAATGAAGTCTCGAATAATCCCACTCATGGCACTGTTGCCGACTTGCTTGGCTTCTAACCTTGACCGCCTGTCACCGGCTTTGGAAATCAGCGAAACACCCGTAGCGGTTTTGTTTAAGCTGTCACCCTGCAATCCCTGATTGTATCGTGATCTTCCTGTTCCTTCTTCTGTTTCGCCCTTGGTCAGTTCAATGGCTTTCAGTAAAGCCGTTATGTCAAAGTTCCCCGGAACCGCGCCTAACTTCTGAGGGTCGCCCAAAATAACGTCAAAGGGCTTTCTGTCCTTCAACATCTTCTGCATACGCGGATCAGCAGTGACAAGGTTCTGATATGTGGATTGTGCCGCCATATCTTGAGCAAACCGTATCAGGTTTGTTTGAACTTTAGCGTCATGCTCCAAGATTGAAGCAGGGGAAATACCGGCAACCTTGTGGGGTTCGGGAATGATGCAACCAATTCTAAACGGAGGCCGATTGTAGGGGTTCTCTATTTTCTGTGCGACAACACTTCCCCCAATGGTCGTAATAATACAGGGTTCAAGTAAACCGTCTTTGTCAATGTCTAACCGGCAGTAAACCTCGTAGGCATCCAGTTCTCTGGAAAGGTCGTCTTCCTTCTGCGCTCCGTCCGTGATGATCTCTGTCGTGCCGTCAACGGCGTATTCAACCGCTTCCTGATCGACTGGTTTGACTTCGGGTTCTCGCCCGATCATGCAACATTCGTCAAAAGTACCCTTCTGATAGAGTCCGGCTTTCTCCCTTTTACGAACTTCATCGAGGGTGATTCTGAAGGTATGATAAACTAGTCGCCCTTCAATCCCGCCCCAATCGGTAATCTTACAGTCTGACGAATATCCGAAAGCCCACGGCGCAAGGGCTTCCATATATGGCCCCGCGTAAATGGTTTTCTTCCGCACAACCTTGACCTTCTCATACGCTGTGTCTTCTTGTTCGGTAGGTAATCCAGTATTAGGATCAACGGCCTGAATAGGTATCTTGATTTCATCGTACTTGGTAATCGTGTTTTGTTTGTCCAAAGCCAACTGCATCATCTGTTTGGCGTTGAGTCTCGGAAACTCTTTTGTCTCTAAGGTGAAGTCATCTTTGCGATAGACTTTCATCACGGAATATCTGTAAAGACCCGCATTAAACAGGAAGTCATATAACCGTCTTTCACCGTCCTGTTTCCGAAACATCTGATAACGGATCAGCTTTTGAAACTTCGAGGCTTTGTCCTGGTTGTCGGATTTCAATACAAAGAAATCATCGGTGAAGATTTCCATGAGGTAGGCCAATCTCGCCTGATGGTCAGTATAAACCACCGGAGCAATAATCTTCGACCAGCCTTCTCTTTCATTCCCGTAAGGCGCACCCCTAAATCTGTTGTACCATTCTTCCCTTTGGTCTGATAATTCCGATTGAAAGTCGATGGCCTGGTCGAGGTCGTCTTGGATCAGTTCAAGTATTTCGTCGTCAGAAATCTTTATCTTTTCGTCCATTATTCCACCTTAAAAGATTCAGTGACTTGTATATTCAGAGGCGTTCCATTCTCAAACGCAATGGTTACTTTCCCGTAAAACTTCCTTGCGGTTAATCCTTTCAGCACCTGAAAGACTCTTGCTAGTTTCGTAATGACGGGTTTCAATTCTTCCATTGGCAGACGTTCTCCGTTATAGGGTTTGTATCGCCTCTGCTATTCTTGCAGACTTCCGGTTTCGTGTCCTGTATTCCGCAAGTGTTGTCGTCCTGTAAGTGAGGGCAGACAGAAGGCAGATAAATTGTCTGAATATCCTGACCCCTATTCACAACCTTGAACCCTCTCGTTTCGTAGAAATCAATCGCCACTTGCGGCATCTTGCCGTACGAAAACCCGATCCACCGGCAACATTCTCCGCACTGCTGGCAACTCATAACATGACCCTCGTTTCTTCATATCTAGTCTTATGTTCATATTCTGCGTACCATTCCGTATTCTTTAAAGCGCATCGGTAGAGGCACTCCGTAAAATCATCGTCCGTCTTTTGAGGCTTTAAAGTCTCAGGGTCATACATGAGGTTCTCAGTCTGCTCGATGGTCTTTACACAGTCCTTAAAGAAGAATAGTCCCGGCATTTCGTTTTCCGTCCATAAAAGATTGTTGACAATCGCTATCCCCACATCCTTGTCTTTAGATGCAGTCTCAAGAGGGTAATTCCTAGACGCAAGGGATTCAGACATAATTGTGTAAACGTCGATGTCATTTCCCTCGCCTCCCTTTGCCAAAGGGTCAATGCCGATGGAGTTGATTCTTTCGTAACTTCGTTCTCGGATTCGCCTAACAATTTCTTCAGCGATATACTTCGGATTTCCCCTGTCCCATATCTCGTCACATACATATTTAAATCCGTTCTTGAGTGTGGCAAGAAATACCACAGCCCATTTCTTAGAAGGGTGAAAGTCAATCTGAATGTCAATTAAAGCGTCCAAAGGTATCTTAAACCGTTCTTTGACGTGTGTATGACGCTTGAAACGGGGAAAAACCAACGAGGACATATAAGACGGGTTCCCGTATAAACGCGCCTTCTTTTCGTCTTCAGTAAGGGTCTTAGCGAATTGGTCAATACCCTCTTTGGTTATCCCGTAGCCTACGTTTGAATAAATATCCCCCGTGATGTTGAACACTGACATATCCGGCTCACCGTTAGGAAGTGTCGCGTTAATAACCTCTCTGCTGATCCACGCTTCTTTAAGAAGGGTCATACAGAATAACTCCCTTCCCTTCCGGTCAATCAAACCTCTAGCAGCCGCAACCCTGACGTTTCTCTTAGGAGGTTCGTCATAAATAACTAAATCCCCGTTCCATCCTTCAAACACATCGGAGTCTTGAACATTGGAAAGTATCTCGATTGATCCCCTCTTTCCAGATACCCACAAATACTCAACACCCTGATTATTCTTTCTCGTTTCAATAGGAACTCTCTTAGGCCACCAGAACTTCAACGCTGGTTCAACAACGGCTTTAACGTGGCTTTCCCATGCCTGACCGATATAACGGACTTTACGAGGTTCAGAATGAGGGAACTTAATCTTCTCACCACTCCAAGGCCACTCCCCTAGTATTGTGCAAATAGCTAATATTGCTCCAATAGTTGTCTTGCCGATACGATTCCCGCCCGTATAGGTGAACACCTTGTAAGTAGGATTTTTCCATGCCTCGATAAGCTGTGTCTGTAACGGGTTCGCTTCCCGCAATTCTGGGAACTGCGGAGTCCTGATTGTGTTGAACGCATATATCCGGTTCTCCTTAAATATATCGTTCATCTGTTTAATTTTTTCAGGATCAGTAGGCAGCATATTAACTCGGACTCGTCAAACCTAAAAAGTATCGTGGGTAGCCAGGATTGTAATGCACAACAACTTCGCACGTTCCCGAACACGTTATCTCCACATACAATCCGTTCACGCAAAACATATTCATTCCCGTTGCACCATTTATCCCCAACTGTGAGGCATCGTAAGTAGATGTAGGCACAACTTCCTGACCTTCAGCTTTTGAAGCATGGTCGTAAATCGTAATAACAGGGTCATTGATACCGTCCGTGCCGACTAGGAAACCATGGAAGATACAAGGGCCAGCATACACTACGCCAGATGATGTCTTTTTAGCTGCCGGCGCGGAAAGAAAATACTCGTTTCTCATGTTTTTCATGCGGCGTACTCCTTATTGACAATGCGTTTCCACAAAGACCGTGCCTTATACCAATCAAGTATTTTACTAAGTTTCTCAATCTCCTGACGGTGTTCGTCAATCTGATTATTCAGTTCTTTGGTTGTCGCGTAATTGTCCTCGTCTTTGACCGTCCTGTAATACTTGGCGGCTGAAAAGACTTCCCATGCCAATCTAATCGGCTCAATATCATCCCGTCTCTCATAGACCTCGTTAATGGCCTGTTTAATGGCATCAGCGGGGAGGCCGTGTCGCACCGTTCCAACACTAATTATCTTGGATACAGGGATATTTTTCTCTGCAAAAAATTCTACAATTTCATCTTTCACGGGTACACCCCCATTAGTAATCCTTTGTGTTGTCGTTGAGTCCAATCAGAGGGAATGATTGTGACGACTGCGTTATATTGTGCCAGTGTCAGAGTCGCCGTCGCACAGTCCACGTTAATTCCAGCGTTGATGTTCGCCTTCTGCTGACTTAAAACAAGTTCTGCAAGTTGCGCTGAAATAGAGACATTCAGATTTACGTCAGCATCGTATTCAGTTAAGACAAGCCCTTCTGCTACGGGCTGAATAATAATCGACGCATTGACGGTCGGTTTGTAAGCCGTCAGTATTAAAGCCTGGCTTGTCGCAGAAACTTCTACGTCATCGGACACCGTAACCGTTGGCTTGTAAGCCGTCAGGACAAGTCCCTGTGAAGTCGCCCCGACATTTATTTCTGCATTTACAGTTGTCGGATATGCCGTTAAGGTCAACCCTTGAACCGTTGCTGATACATTCAGACCGGAATTGACATTCGGGTTATAGGCGGTCAGCGTTAGGGCTTGGCAAGTAGCCCCGACATTGACAGAATAGCTGACACTAGCCGCCTGTTCTGTAAGGGTTAAGGCTTGAACACTTGGAGATACTTGAACATTTAAATTAACATCTGTGACATTTTGCGTGACAACCAAAGAGGCGCAGGAAGCCAATACATTGACTTCGGCATTAACAACGGGCTTATACTGCGTTAAAGTAAGTGCCTGACTTGTGGCTACAATACTAGTTTCGGCATTGACTACTGGATTGTATTGAGTCAGCGTAAGGTTCTGAACACCCGCCGTAACAGGGACATTTAACTTAACGCTAGGTTTATAGGAAGTTAAGGTAAGGGCTTGGCATGAAGCTGTAAGACTAATCTCTGTGTTGACCGTAGGCTTGTATTGGGTTAAAACCAACCCTGCCTTGGTCGCAGAGACATTGACATCGGTAGTTTCCTCCCAAAATCCAGCAGCCCAGAAACCAGCAGCCCAAAATCCGTCAGCCCAAAAACTCATTTATGCGGCTCCCATCGGTGTAGCGTCACCGTCGCCCACTAAAGTTATGTCGTTGATCGTCTCGACATTGACATCTGCTAAATGTGTAGAAGGGTCATACCCAGTATCGGCAAAGTCTTTTAAATCGGTCGCTGATTGAGCCGTCCCGCCTAAAGCCGTTACGTTGACATCAATCGTAGTCCCATCAATCAGGGAGTTATTCAGCGCAGCAGCACGGAATCCGTAAATAGGACTCGCCCACGGCAGTATGCCCGTCGCCACTCCTGTAAACCACCCAAACCCTTCTGTGTCGTTGTTAATTGAAGCCCCACCGGAAGCCGGAATCTCTATCGTATAAACTCCTGACGTTCCCTGATCCGTCCAATCGTAATTGCCTCCGGTTGTAGGAGTGACGGCAGTAACGGTGTAAGCTCCGGCAGTGGTCACGAAATGCCAATTCAAGGCCATTCCAGCAGCATCGTAAGCCACAGCACCTTCAATGCTCTTGAAGTCCGTATCGTCAATGAGTGGGTATCTATTGACGGGAACCTCCGCTAATGCTGTATCTACGTCGAACCAAATATCTGCCATGATAAACTCCTATTGATTTAAATAATAATAATACGGTTTAACGCTTGCGCCCCCCGCTGTATAATAAACCCTGATTTTGATGTAATCGACGGAAGAAAATTCTCCTGCCTGCGCATTAATCGCAGACTTACAACTCAACCTAAACCCGAAATCAGCATCAAGAACATCTGCCTGTGTCCAAGTTCCCCCCCAAAGATTGCTAGACCCACCATAGGTGGCCTCTGCTGGTGCGCCTGTCGGCCATTTAGTCGCAGAAGCTAAATTGGAACCGTGCGGAGTTCCGTCTTTTAAGAGATATAACTCGTAATCATAGGTAGCATTGGCAATCTGACAAGTTCGGCAGATAACCAGCTCAATGCCGTTGATCGTCGCACCAGAAGGGACATAAGAAGAAGTAAACCCGAAATTCGTGCCTGTTAAGTAATCCGTCGGGTTCTTGGTGCCGCTGATTAGGAGAGACGAAT